TCCACGTTAGTGCTTTCCATGAGTTTGCATGGATTGATCCTTCAGGTTACTATTGACGCTAGGAGCGCGGGCAATCGGTTGTCGGGATCGATTGACCTTGGCAAGTCCCACTCTCGCAAGGAGGAGGTGCTCCAAAACGCATTGATCAATTATACCTCATTCATCCTATCATATTTTGCATAAACTTAAGTCCTTTAGTAATCTTTGGTTGGTGGACGCCCGCTGGGCATGTGTTTTTCCCGACACTGAGTATAGCAATCATGAGTACCACTAAAGGAGTTTTGATTGGGTGTGCTGTTGGTTTGACCGCCGCAGCATTACCATACATTGCTAAGAAGTGTTATGATTGGTGGTATGCAGACGATGGGTTCTCCAAGGCCAGAGAAGATGCGCGCAGGACTTATAATGAGCATTTGGAGAGAGCAGGGGCCAGAGCTCGCGCAGTGATGGCGACTCTGGACGTTATGGATGATCGGCTTGAGCTGGCTGCTATAATGGACGAGGCCGGCGAGGCTAATTTGCCTCTCCATGCTGCATATCGCTATTCCAGGGAGGTGAGAGCTCGTATGAGTTATCCCGTCCGGAGTAAAGCCAATATGCTTGTTGCTGCTGATCACTTGAGGACACTGATGTCTGAGAGGGATGTTCGCAGCAATGTTGCAGTCACTCTTTTACCCCTTGCTTTGGAAATGGTGTTTATTAGGGATAGGAGGGAGTTGGAGGCGTCTGCCTTTGCTTCCTTAATGAGGGGAACTTGGAGGGAGGCCACTGAATTGGCCAGTTGATGGTTCCGGCGTCTTGGTATTGGGTGCGAAGCCGTGGTGAAGCTTTCGCACCCCAATATCATAATCAGGAAGATGGGCGGAACAATTAAGCCACGGAGGTTTTTCTCACTGGGAACCTCTGTGTCTGACAACCTTGTGTGCTACAATAATACAGTGTCTGTTGCACTCAGAGCTTTGACTGAGAGGTTGTATTATGTTAAAGATGGTAGAGGGGGTTTTGTTGAATGTCCTAAGCCTCAACCCGGTGCATTTGCAGGGTTGAGGCAGTATGCCAAGCGCATCAAACGCAAGTTAGTGGCACTTCCGACTGTGTGGTCCAGGGAGCAATTCCGGGACCATTACACAGGTCCGAAGTATAAACGCTACTCACATGCGGTTGAACGACTATCTTGTGGTGGAGTTAGTCGTAAGCATGGCTACCTGAAAACATTCATCAAAGCCGAGCTCTACAATGCTAGTAGTAAAAATAATCCTTGTCCTAGGCTGATCCAGCCACGGTCACCAGAATTCAACGTCGAGATTGGTAGATTTTTGAAGCCCATGGAGAAGTTGATATATGGTGCTATAGATAGAATGTTCGGACACCACTGTGTGTTGAAGTGCGATGCACCTTGGGATAGAGCTAAGACCATCAAACAGCATTGGGATAGCTTTGAAGACCCGTGTTTTGTTGGCATGGATGCTTCTCGGTTTGACCAGCATGTTAGTGAGGAGGCTCTCGAGTTCGAACATTCTGTTTATAGCACCATTAACCGTAGTAAGTTGTTAGCATGGTTGTTGAGCATGCAGCGGAAACAACGTGGATTTGCCAATATGGTGGATGGCACTATTGAATACCATGTGGACGGGTGTCGTGCTTCAGGTGACATGAATACAGCTCTAGGTAATGTCATATTGATGTGTATCATCATGTTGAACTATCTGGAGCAGTTGGATTGTCCGTGGAGGTTTATTGATGACGGTGATGATTGTGGGATCTTCATTAACAGGAAAGATTTGCCGAAGATTTCCGGGATCGCTAACCACTTTCTTCGCTTTGGGTTTGAGATGGAGATAGAGGAGCCTGTTGATTATTTTGAGGGGATAGAATTTTGCCAAAGCAAGCCAGTACAGCTTGGGCACGAATCATTTATGATGGTGCGCAATATAACAAAGGCGCTGAAGCACGACGAGACGTATCTCCACAACAGGCCCTGGGCCTCATTGGACGAAATCAGACATGCGACAGGGGTGTGTGGTTTAGCACTTTATGAGGGCGTGCCGATTTTAGACGCTTATTATCGCAGCATGCTTGGTAGTAACATGAGAGCTGCTGTGATTGACCGACTGTGTAAGGAAGCCGGGGGCTGGCAGTATCATGCCAGTTCAAGGCGCCAGTGCACTGTTGACATTGATGTTGCCCGCGCATCAGTGTACAGGGCATTTGGCTACTTGCCAGAGCACCAGATTGTCCTTGAGGATCAGTTGCGGGATCGCGTTATTAGTGATTCTGTCTTAGTCCAAATAATTCCCAAGCCCACTGACCGATCGGCTTACTACTTAGAATAGACTACAGTGATTATTATTAACAGTCTTTATTATCTACATCAGATGGCGAACAACATGAGAAAGGGCAAGGCGAAGCGTAAGGCCGCTAAGAAACGGCGGGCCCCTCGGGGCAACGCCATTATGGCAAAGCGCATACAAGATTATGCGGAGTTGCTTACTGACCCTTGCGGGGGCAAATTAGTGACTGGATCTTATCCTGGTGAGGTTGGTATAGTGTCGCGTTACGTTTCTGATGTAACCAATGCTGCTGGGAATTGTGGTTGGGCTGCATATTACCCATCAGTAAATGCCGTCTCAAGCGCGAACCCAGCTACACCCGCCACTGCTTCGTTACATTCTTGGACAGTTGGTGCTCCTTTCTCCCCAGGGCATTCATTGCTCACAGGCTCTGCTTCTAAATCTAGGTGTTTAGCTGCTTGCCTGGAGGTGATGATGCCTAATGTTAGTATTACTAACATTACAGGGGAGATTTGTGCTGGCTGTGTTTCCGCAGATACCTTAGCCTCAGGTTTTAGCTATTCTGTTGATCAGCTGTTCACCTTGTTGCCACAGAAAGCCATAATTCAACGCACTGGTTTTGGAGCCAAATTCACTCCAGGGCTATTTGATTCTAGGTTTACTACTTACGGAACCCTGGCTTCGGCAGATCAGTCTGACACCAATATACTCATTATAGCCTGGAGGGGGTTGCCTGGTACAACCCAACCCAGCTATAGGATTACGTCAGTGTTAGAGTGGACCCCGAAGGCCAGTTCTGGGTTGGTAGCTTCTAGTTCTGAGATAGCTGCTGGTGTTGATCACCTTGCAGTGGCAGCAGCTGTTCACCAGCGTGCACCTAATTGGTGGCATAATCTGAAGCATGAGCTGGAGTCTGACGCCAGCACTGCTTTCAGGTATGTCGCTAAGGGGGCTATGGGCGCTGTTAGTTCAGTTGCTGCCAATTACATATCACGGGGGGTTGCTGCACTGATGATTTAGTGTATATTTGTTGTTGTTGTTATGGTTGGTATGGTTGCAGACACTTCGAGATGTTTGGCCATGGTTTTATTTCTCTGGGCATAAGTACGCCCCGTACATTGATTGGCTGGTCACCAACGTGTTAAAATGGGTCACGCGAGGTTGCAGGAGAAAATTCTTTTGATTGTTTGCCGGCAGGCGCCTCTTAGGCACATGCAGCCCTTGGCATATAAATACTCCGTACACCAGCGGGGGGGGGA